AGTGTCTGCGAGAAAAATGGTTTAAGCGTTGACCGGCAAAACAAAAATCCGTCTCGCTTGTCTCGATTGCCGGGCGCTATTCGTGACGGTCACAAACAATATTTGGTGGACACCAACATCGGCAAACGCAGCTGGGCGGAGTGGCGAGAATGGATTGAAGCGGTAAATGATGATTTACCCGATCCGGAAAGCCTTGCCGATACATGGGACGATATGCCGCCATTATCGGCGCCATTGATTAACGGCATTTTACGGCAAGGCCACAAAATGCTATTGGCGGGCGCGTCCAAGGCGGGCAAGTCGTTCGCATTAATTCAATTATGTATCGCCATTGCTGAGGGCAAACAGTGGTTAGGTTTCGATTGCGCGCAGGGACGCGTGTTATACGTCAATTTGGAGCTGGACAGGGCAAGCTGCCTACATCGTTTCAAAGAAGTATACGAGGCTACAAAGACTGCGCCAAAATCAATAAAATCCATTGATATTTGGAATTTAAGGGGAAAATCAGTGCCGATGGATAAGCTTGCGCCTAAACTCATCAGAAGGGCGCAAAAAAAGAATTATATCGCGGTTGTTATTGACCCGATATATAAAGTTATCACCGGTGATGAAAACTCCGCAGACCAGATGGCACATTTTTGTAACCAATTCGATAAGGTATGCACGGAGCTGGATTGCGCCGTTATTTATTGCCATCACCATTCCAAAGGAACGCAAGCCGGCAAGCGGTCAATGGACAGGGCAAGCGGTAGCGGCGTATTTGCCCGCGACCCTGATGCGCTGATTGACATGACGGAACTGGACACGGAAAACATCGACACCGGCGGACGAACGGCGTGGCGGATTGAAGGAACGTTGCGTGAGTTTGCTCCATTTGAGCCGATTAACATCTGGTTTGATTATCCGCGACACTATCCGGACGCGGAAGGCAAATTGACAGGAAAAAAAGTTTTGGAAAGCGTGCCGACGGCTATGCAATTGAGCCGAAAAGGTAACGATGCCAAACAGGACAGAAAACAAAGACGGCTTGATAGCCTACAGACAGCATTTGACCTATATTCCCAAGTTGGCAAAGGGAGCAAGGCAACGGTGAACGGCTGGGCAAAGCTTGAAGATGTTGCGGAATATTTGCAAGTATCAGTCAAAACGGTACAAAGCTACATCAAAGAACAGGCACGGGACGGAGGAATATTCCGATACAAAAACGGAGAAATGTATGTGGTTGACGAATGTAAACAAGAGTAGCGGGAAAGGCGGTTAACAATAGGGCGGAAAAACCCGTAATTATATATAGGGATTTTCTTCCGAAAATAGACAGGGGAAAGTAGGGGGAGATAAGTCGGGGGTGCAAGTCCCCCGACTATATCTAACCCACCCACTTGCCCGCTGGCAGTTGATGTTGTGATTGTTAAGCTATTGTTTTACTGTTTATCAAGCGAAAGAAAATAAAAATGAAGCGTGGCGGAGGTGCTAACGATGGCAAAAAAGGCAGAAAGGGCATTAAACGAAGAACAATTAGAGCAGGTACAAGAATTATTGAAAGGCTTTAACGAATATCAAGTTTTTGAAATTATTTCAGGCTTGAGAACGTGCGACGCTAATGTGTCAATATACGCCAATACAAAATATAGAGATAATCAAATGCGCCAAATTCGCTTTGGTCTTGAAAAGGGGGTTGATGTGTCTTGCTATGCTGACCCCAAGTTCAAATGGAAGCAAATGTGGCAAATCCGAGAAGGACTTGAAAGCGGCGTTGACGTGAGTATTTACGCCGATCCTAAATTCAGTGACCTACAAATGAACGCAATTCGTATCGGACTTGTAAAAGGCCTTGACGCAGCGTCTTATGCTGATCCGGAAATCGGATCATTTGAGATGAAACAAATACGAGAATCCATGGAAGAAGCGGCGTCTAAATGACGAACGGCAAGCAAAAAGGAAAGCGCGGCGAACTTGAGTTTGCCCGATTATGCCGCGCCAACGGTTGGGAGGCGCGACGCACGGCGCAATATTGCGGAAATACGGGAGAGGCCGCCGACGTGGTCGGCCTTCCGGGCGTGCATGTGGAGGTCAAACGAGTAGAGCGGCTGAACATTGAAGACGCAATGGCGCAAGCTCGACGAGATTCTCAAAAAAGCGGTCGGGTGCCGATAGTGGCGCATCGTAAAAATAACTGCGAGTGGCTGATCACAATGAGCGCGGCTGATTGGTTTGAAATGTTTAGAGAATGGAGAGGCGATCAAGATGATTGAGAAGGTAAATAAAAGCGGCGTATTAATGGAAGAGGTGCAGAACATTACTAGCTATTGGTTCGGTATGAAAGCAAAAGGCTTATTTTATGACGAAGAGGATGCGTTTTTTCAGGAAGAGGACTACGCAAGGGAAATCGTTTATGCGGTTCGGTGCTGGCTGCTAAAAAGACGCGGCGGCGAGATTGACGATGAAACGATGAAAGAGTTCGTCGGCATTCTGGTCGGTAAAAGACTTTAACAGAGCAAGGAGAAAAGCAAACATGAATAACGACATCATTAATCATCCGGCGCACTACACGGACGGAAAGTTTGAAACGATTGAGGCCCTCGAATCGTGGCGGCTTGGGTATCACTTAGGGAACGCGGTCAAGTACATTTCTCGCGCCGGTAAAAAATCTAAAGATACCGAATTAGAGGACTTACGAAAGGCTCGCTGGTATATTAAACGCTATCTTGACCATCACCAAGAGAAAGTGGAAAGCATCGGCGCGATGGAGTATGCCATGGATAAGGGGCTTGATCAGGATCTTACCTTGGCCGTGCGGTACTTGGCCGCGCAGCCGAAATACTTTTACGTGCTTCAGGCCTTGGTGGCACTGGAAAACGCAATCAGGGTCAGAGAGGCTCGCGCGAATGATTAAAGGTAACCGTCAAGCGCGGGCGGAGCTTGAGGGGCTGCGTGAATTAAATGCGCGGATTGACGCGTTAATCATGGATAAAGAGAAATTGGCCGCCCGCGCGACGAGCCTCGCGCGCCCTTTTTCCGAGCCCGTCTCGGGCACCCGCCAATCCGACATCGCCAACGCGGCCGCTAAACTTGCGGATATGGACGCTGAAATCGACAGGACAATAGATGAATACAGCGGACGTAAAAAGCGCATTTTGATACGTATCAACGCAATTACAGATATACGATACAGAACGCTGCTATTTCTCTATTATGCGAATACCGTTCCCCTGCGTTTGCATCAAGTGGCAAGAATAATGCATTATCAATATTCGACAATAAAATACATGCACGGTTGCGCGCTTGATGAGTATCAACAAAAATACTTCCCGCCGTAAGTATCTACCAAAAGCTACCTTGTAATGCGGTATAATGATAGTGTGAAATTATAGGCACTCTTCCGGGAGTGCTTTTTTATTGCCCTGAAGGTGGTGAACCAATGGCGGAGGCAAAAAAGAAAACAAAAGACAAAGGCGGAAGGCCGCTTGCGGTGACGCCTGAGGTTGTCGGTAAACTGGAGAAGGCTTTTACCGTTGGCGCGAATATCACTCAGGCCTGTGATTTCGCGGGTATTTCCCGTGATGCGTATTACAATTATTGCGAACGGAATGAGGGGTTTACCGACAAAGTAGCGGAATGGAGCGCGCGGACAGGACTGCGGGCAAAATACAACATTCACAAGGCGATTGAAGCGGAAGATGTTGATGTGTCTAAATGGTATCTTGAACGGACAGATGACGCGTTTAATCCTAAAAAGCGGGCGGAAATAACCGGAACAGACGGCGGCGCGGTACAAATAGAATTTGGCTGGGCAAGCGATGAGTAAAGTCGTTATACCGTACACGCCGCGCGCATTGTGGAAAACAGAGATCCACCCGGGACTAGAAAAGGCGCGTTTTTCCGTTGTGGTTGCGCATCGTCGTTTCGGCAAAACCGTCGGAATGATTAATCATATGCTAAAGCAGGCGATATTGTGCGATAATCCGTCGCCGCAATATGCGTACATTGCGCCGTTTCGAGTACAGGCGAAACAAATAGCGTGGGCGTACTTAAAATATTACACGTCGCCGATACCGGGGCGGCTGGTGAATGAATCGGAGTTGTTTGTTGAATTGCCGTCACGGCACGATAACAGACAAGGGGCGCGCATATATATCAAAGGCGCGGACAATCCTGATTCATTGCGCGGCAGCTATTGGGACGGCGTTGTACTGGACGAATACGCGCAAATAAAGCCGGAGGTCTGGAACGAGATTATTCGTCCGGCGTTGGCTGATCGTTCCGGTTGGGCGACGTTTATCGGCACGCCAAAAGGGCAAAATGCTTTTTATGAGATGTACCAGCGTGGCTTGCAAGATCCGGCGTGGTACACGTGCCGTTTTACGGTAGCCGATAGCGGTATTTTACCGGAAGAAGAAATTGAAGAAATGAAGCGGGATATGTCCGACGATGCAATCCGGCAAGAATTGTATTGCGATTTCACGGCGTCGGCGTTTAATGTCCTTATTTCGATTGATTTGGTAGCGCAAGCAAGGGCGCGGCGGGTCGTTGAGGAGGATATAACGGGCGCGCCGGTTGTCTTGGGCGTTGACGTCGCGCGGTACGGTGCGGACAGTTCTTGCATCGTGCGGCGTCGCGGTTTATGCATGTATGAGCCGGTCCTGTTTTCCGGCGTGGATAATATGAAACTTGCGGAAATTGTCGCGCGGGAAATTGAAACGCATAAGCCGGACGCAGTATTCATTGATGCCGGACGCGGTGAGGGTGTGATTGACCGTTTGCGGCAATTAGGCTACACGGTGATAGAAGTGCCGTTCGGTGGGAAAGCGGTTAGAGATGACAAGTACGTCAACCGTCGGGCGGAGATGTGGGACGAAATGCGCGCATGGCTACAACGTGGCGGAAGTTTGCCGGAACATGAACGACTGCAAGCGGAGTTGTCCATACCGGAATACGGTTACGATGCGAAAGGACGCATATTACTGGAAAAGAAAGACAGAATCAAGGAACGTAGCGGCCGATCTCCTGACGTGGCAGACGCGGCCGCTTTAACGTTTGCGGCGCCGGTGGCGAGTCGGTTAGCCGCGGTGCGGAAAACACGCGCCAACACGCAATATTCATTTTTTTAAGGAGGAGAAAACATGTGTAAATTTATTGCTAACGCTTTGGGATTTCGTTCGCCTCGTATGCCGGAAATTAAACAGCCGGCGCCGACAGCGCAAGCCGTCAACGTGACGGACGACACGACGGGGGAAGAAATGGCAGTCGAAAACCGGCGCAAAAAACGCGGCTTCTTATCGACGCGTTCCATGGGGACGATTCTCGGAAGTTCTGACGTAGCCGGGAAAAAGACATTAGGGTAAATCATGGAAACGATACTGGCAAGAAGTCCGACTGCGAAATACAAGGGGCAAAAACGGCCGGCAAGAGAAAAAGCGCAAAAACGGTTTGACCGACTGTTCCGCAAGCGCGAACCGTATGTTAAATGGTGGCGGGCGATCCGCAAATACGAATTGCCGTTCCATGGTGATTTTGAGGAAAACAAGGCGCGGGGCGAATCGGAAGAAATTTATAACTCGACGGCGCGCGATGCCGCTGCTATTTTCGCCGGCGGTGTCATGAGTGGACTAACGCCGCCTTCGCGTCAATGGTTTAAGTTGGCACTTGCGGGCAAAGACACGCCGAAAGAAGCGGGGATAATCCTTGACGAGCGACAGGCGATTATGCAAAACGTCTTGGCGCGCAGTAATTTCTATCACGCGGTTTATAGTTGCTATCATGATCTACCGTTCGGGCAAGCGCCGCTGGGTATCTTTAGCGCCGCCGACGGTGTCCATTTCATGCATTATCCTATCGGCAGTTACGCGCTAGATACCGACGCGACGGGGCGGGTCAATACGTTTGCGCGCAAAGTGCGAATGACAGCCGCGCAGATCATTGAGCAATTTGGCGAAGAGAACGCGCCGCAGTCGGTGCGGGACGCCGCAAAGAATAAAAGTGATCGTGTGTTTGTCGTGTGTTGGCTGGTAGAACCTAACACGGAACGGCGGGGCGGGCGTCTTGGTCCGCAGTCAATGCCCTATCGGTCTTTATATTGGGTCGAGGGGTCGCCGACTGATGAATATTTGGCGCTTGGCGGTATGGAAGAATGGCCCGTGCCGGTCGCGCGGTATCAGGTCATCGGACTAGAACCGTACGCAAAGGGCGCGGGCTGGTACGCATTAGCCGATAGCAAGATGTTGCAAGTTATGGAACGCGACATTTTGACGGCAATTGAAATGGGAATCAAGCCGCCGATGCAAACGAGCGGGGCGACGATGCCTAGCGTGAACATGTTCCCGGGCGGTGTAACCGTCAACGCCGTGGCGGACGGTGTGCGGCCGTTGTTTGATGTACAGTTAAACGTACAAGCCGTACAGGCAAAAATTGAACAGACAGAACAAAAGGTGCGGCGCGCATATGCGGCGGATCTTTTTTTGATGCTGGATCAGATTGAACGCGGACAAATGACGGCGCGGGAAATTATGGAACGCACGCAAGAGAAATTGCAACAGTTAGGCCCGGTCGTTGAGCGGTTGCAATATGAATTCTTAAATCCGACGCTTGAACGCGTATACGGGATATTGGATCGGGGCGGAGTGTTCCCGCCGTTGCCGCCGGAGTTGGCGGAACAGTTGGGCGAAGAAGAAGTTCGTATTGAATACATTTCGCCGTTAGCGCAAGCGCAAAAAATGTCCGGACTGATCAATATTGAACAGACATTGGCGTTTGCCGGACAGGTCGCGCAAATGTTCCCTGAAGTGTTGACGAAGATTGACGCGATGGCGATGCTTGACGTTTACCATGACAACATCGGCGCGCCGGCGGCAATGCTCCGATCAACGGAAGAAGCGCAACAGATTATCGCGCAACAACAGGAGGCGCAACAACAGGAAGAAGCGCAAGCGGCGCAAATGGCAAGTATTCAACAGGCGGCGCCGTTGGCACAAGCGGCGAAGAACTTGACCGACGCAGCAAACGACGGTAACCCGGCTATTCGTGAATGGTTGGGAATGCCTAACGCCGGAGGTGGCGCTCCGTGATGACAAAAGAAGAACGACGCGCACAGAGAGAAGCGGAAATGGTGAATCGGCTGGATCGTGACGCGTTGCAAGACGTACTACAAACGCGGTCCGGCCGCTGGTTTATTATGCGATTATTTGACAGTTGTCACGTATTCGAGCGGACAATGACGGGTAATTCGTGGACATACTTTAACGAAGGCGCGCGGGACATGGGGCTGCAATTGCGCGGGCGAATTATCCGTGACGGTCATGTAGATGCGTTACAACTTGCAGAACGGGAATATGTGGAAAAAATAACGGAATTACAGAAGTTACGAAAGGAGGACTGATCCAATATGCCGGAAGAAATGGCGAACGATAACACGAACACGCCAAACACGGAAGATATTGAAAGCACGCAGGAAACGGAACAACAACCCGACGTGGCGGAATCGTCAGTGCCGGAAAGTTACGACTTTGCGGAGTTTTGTGTGGACGGGGTAGAGTTGGACGAAGAACGCGCGCAACAATATTCTGAGGTGTTGAAAGAGGCGGGAATGTCGCAAGAACAAGCGAATGCCGTCACTAAATACGGTCTTGCATATGCGCAGGAGGTGGCGCAAGAAGTCGCAACGCAATACGAGCAGACACAGGCGCAAGAAATTAAGGGCTGGGCAGACGAGGCGCGTACAGAGTTAGGCGGACAATTCGATGCGACGGTGGCACAAGCCGCTATCGGTGTTACGTACATGGAAAAGAACGTTCCGCAATTGCGGGAAATGCTTGACGCGACGGGCTTTGGTAACCGTGTAGAGGCGATCCGCTTATTTGCACAGATTGGGCAAATGGTGGCGGAGGACGACGGCCGCGCGAATCGTGGCGGCGCATCAAACACGAGCGACGTCGCAGGATTTTATAAGAATACCGATTTTAGTGTTTATTAATTGGAGGTAGAAAAACATGCCAACAGTAGGAAATTTAGCGTTAACGCTTGCAGACTTGCGTAAACGCACAGGCCCGCAGGGTGAGATTGATTGGGTGCTGGAAGCACTGAACGAATCGAATCCGATTTTGGACGACATTCCGTGGTTGGAAGGTAACTTGCCGACGGGTAACCAAACGACGGTGCGCACGTCGGTCCCGATGCCGTCGCTGCGTCGCATTAATCGTGGTGTCGATCCGTCGAAGTCCACAACGAAACAGGTCGCCGATACATGCTCCATTTTTGAAGCACGTTCGGAAGTGGACATTGAATTGTTGGCGCTTGCTCCGGACAAGGCGCAGTTCCGTCGTTCGGAAGATGTTGCGCATATTGAAGGCTTTGGGCAAGCGGTGGCGCGTAATATTCTTTATGGTGATTCAATGACGAATCCGGACGAATTTAACGGCTTGGGCGTTCGTTATAACGTACTGAAAGGCGAAAAAGGTGATCCGGGGTATCAGGTTGTATCGGCCGGCGGCACGGGCAAAACAAATACGTCGATTTGGATTGTCGGCTGGGGCGAACGTACCGTGACGGGTATTTATCCGCGCAATACGTATGCCGGTCTGAAAGTCCGCGACTTGGGCGAAAATGATGCGGTAGATCCGGACGGCCGCAAGTTCCGCGCGGTGTCCACTTTGTTCACTTGGAAACCTGGCCTTGCGGTACGCGATCAACGCGCCGTTGCGGCGGTTCGTAACATTAACACAAGCAATTTGTTAAGCCTTGACAGCGACGGCAAACGTTCCTTGATTGAGAAATTTATTCTTGCGAAAAACCGTTTGCGCAACTTGGACACGGTGAACGCGGTGGCGTATGTCAATGATGATGTATATTCGTTCTTAGAAATTTATTTGATTGATAAGAATAACGTACATGTAACGCGCCGCGATCTTGCCGACGGTCAGCAGGTCCTGTATTTAGCGGGTATTCCTGTTCGCAAGCTGGACGCGTTGCGTAGTGATGAAGCGGTCATTAAATAAGGAGGGGTCTTAATGATTTACGATGCAGAAAATACATTTCTTTGGCAAAAAGACGTTGCGTCAGTAGGCACGGGCGGCATTGATTCCGATGTTGTCTATTTGGGTAAAGGCGACGCCGTCCAGCCGTTGTGGCTGGCCGTGACGGTATCGGCGCCGCTTTCTGATGATGCTACCGTCACGGTGGAAACGTCGGAAAAAGAAACAATGGCGGGCAAAAAGACGCTTGGCACGTTTACGCTTGCAAAGGGTGAACGCAAGCTGGCGGCGAAATTGCCGGTCGGTGTGCTCGGTTATGTTCGTGTCCATGTGGCAGCGGCTTCCGGCACTTTGGGCGCGGCGAAAATGAACGCCGTTTTGGTCTTGGATACTGACCTGTAAAATGGAAGCATTAATTTTTGGACGGTTGGGACGGCGGAACGTTGACACGATGTCGGCAAATGAGTGCCGCGCGCGTTTAGACGCCGCGGGTATTCCGTATGCGGACGATGCGACATTGGCGCAGCTCCGTCGTGCCGTCAAGGAACTTGAGGGGGCGTAAGCTCCCTCTTGTTTTTTTATATGTTTAGTCAAAAGGCCGCTTATTCTAGCGTCTTTTTTAGTAAGCATATAAGGAGGAACAAGCAATGACAATCACCGACATTTGCAATTTGGCGCTATCTCATTTAGGCGTCGGGACGATTCGAGACGTACACGAAGAAACGGAAACAGCGCGGGCGTGTAAATTGTATTATGACGCGACGCGGCGCATGCTGTTGCGCGAATATCCGTGGGGCTTTGCCCGCCGTGTGGAACGTTTGGCGAAGATGCCGGACAAACAATTTCCGGGACATAAAAACGTGTATATGTATCCGGAATTGTGTTTGTATATCTACCGACTGACAGACGGAACGCCGACGCCGGACGAGCGGCCGCAGTTTGAGGTGTTTAATTTGGACAATAGCACAAAGGTCATTGCGACGGATATAGACGACGCGTGGGCGGACTATGTCTATGACGTAACCGATCCTGATGTGTGGGACGCGGTATTTTTGGAGGCAATGACGCGTAAACTTGCGGCGGATCTTTGCATGCGGCTTGTCGGCAATCAAGGCCTGTTCGAGCAACAATTTAATTTATATCGGGCGGCGCTTGACATGGCAATGACGCAAGTGGCAAAAGAACGACAAAGAGATCCTGAGCCGCTTAATCGGTATAGCAATGCGAGGTGGCGTTAATGGGACAAGGTGTCGGCCCGATGTACGCGATTCAGCCGGCGTTCACAACGGGAGAAATTTCGTACGACGTGGCGAACCGTGTAGACTTGGAAAAATACAAGTCGGCACTATTGCGCGCCAAAAACGCGATTATTCGGCCCTATGGTGCGGTGTGTCGGCGGGCCGGTAGTGAGTTTATGGGCGAGGCGTTGTATTCAGACAAAGACGCTATTTTGGTGCGTTTCGCGCGTGATGCGGACAATGGGGATCTGCTGGAGTTTGGCGATAAATATATTCGCGTTTGGCACAACGGGAAAGATAGCGGTGAAATTATTGATGCGCCGTTTACGCAAGCAATGCTTAAAAAATTGCGCTTTGCGCAGTCCGCCGATACTTTGTTCATTTGTTCGGGCGATTTGCCCGTGTATACGTTAGTTAGGGATAGCGGCTATTCGTGGACGGGCGATTGGTCGGGCAACTGGACATTAAAAGAATATGAATTTTCGCACATGTACTTTGAAAGCGAAGATGATTACGGATCGGCGGACGTTACGCCATACGAAACATTTGGTAACAATGTTGAGGTGGTCGCGCATTCGAGGTCCATTCATTCACGACTTAAGGGCGCGCATTTACAGGTCACGCATCGTATGCCGGCGCAGTCGGTGAAGGTGGATTTTGCGGGCGAGACAACAACAAAACGCACCATTACGTCCGCGCCTATTTATGTGGGCAAACAATGGAAAATTACGACGTCGGGACTTTGGGCGGGCGATGTATTTTTGGAGTATTCCTATTCGGGCAACGGAGGCTGGAAAGAATTCCGCCGTTATTCATCAGATAAAAACTTTAACGCGACAGAATCGGGAACAGTAGACGAAGAAATGTATTTGCGCATTTCCGCCGTAGCAAGCGGCAGCAGTTTGACGGCGACGCTTACGCGCCTTCCCTATATGCATGAGGGCGAAGCGGTTATTAATTCATGTTCCGGATCTACCTTGAATGTGTCTGTAATAAAACCGTTCGGGTCTACCGATACGACAAAATTATTCAGCATCAGTCCGTGGGACGCCGCGCGCGGTTATCCGCGTGCTTGTTGCTTTTATCAGGACAGGCTGGTATTGGCGGGAACAAGAGCCTATCCGCACAAAATATGGTTAAGTCGGACGGGCGATTATGCCAATTTCAGCGTAGAAAAGGCGGCGGGACAAGTAACCGACGACTCCGCCGTGGCGTTGTCCTTAATTTCGCGCGAAATGTACAACATTCTGCATCTTGTTCCCGCACAGGATTTAATCGTATTAACGGACGGGAACGAATGGATCGTGCCGGGAGATAAGCCGATCACGCCGAAAACGGCGCAGGTCAAGACGCAGACCATGCGCGGGTCGGCAGAGTGTGAACCGGTATATATCGGCAACAGGCTTGTATACGTACAAGCGCGCGGCGCAACGGTGCGCGATATGGGCTATTCGTATGAATCGGACAACTACAACGGGATTGATTTGACGCTATTGGCGAAGCATCTGGTGCAAGGTCATTCCATTGTGACGGCGGCTTACGCGCAAGAACCGGATTCTGTTTTATACATGGTGCGCGATGACGGTGTTCTGCTTTGCTTGACGTTGATCCGCGAACAAGATGTTTACGGTTGGTCGCACTGGACGACAGACGGAAAATATTTGTGGGTCGAAACAGTGCAGGAAAACGGCGAAGAATCGGTTTACGTTATTGTCGAGCGCAACGGCAAACGGTGTATTGAGCGCTTTCGCTCCGGTTGCAATGTCTACATGGACAGTTACGTACAGGCGCAAAACGGCACAATTCAAGTGCCGCATCTGCAAGGAAAAACGATTGCCGCGGTGGCGGGCAATAAGCGACTACCGGACGGAACGGAAACGAGCATTCAGGCGGACGCCGCCGGCCTTTCGTATGAAACGAAGATCGAGCAGCCGGGCGTCGAGTTGCAATTAAATAACGGTACTGTACAGGCGCGAACGATACGCGTGAATGAGGTAACATTGCGCGTATCCAACTCAAAAGGCGGCAAAATAGGCCACAATTTCAAATACATGGACGCATTGCCTTATCCGTCGGCGGAAAACTTTACGGGGGATATTTTGGCGGTTATGCCGAATACGGACGTCGGCTTTAACACGCGCGGGCGCGTCTGTGTTTCGTCCGATGAACCGTTTCCGTTGAACGTGTTGGCGATTATTCGTTCCATTTCTGTGGGTGGCGGTCATGTCCAAGGTTACAACGGTTGACGCGCGAAGTGTTGACGTATCTGTGTTGCATCGTTTGGGCACGAACATGCGGCCGCACGATGTGGAAGAATGTGAGGCGTTTGGCTTATCTCCGGTGGAGGCTGTGTTACAGTCCGCCTATCATGCGCAGAGTGAATCTTTTGTGGTGCTGGACGAACAAGGGGAGGCGCTTTGGGTATACGGGCGCGGTCCGGTCATCGGCGCGGACGGTGTCGGGATTTGGTGCTTGGGGCGCATCGGATCAGAAAAACACGCAAAATTCTTTTTACGAGAAAGCAAGCGCGTTATTAATCAATGGCTTAATGAAGGCGCGGTGCTTTGGAATTATGTGAGCGTCAACAATGCGCCGTCGTTGCGGTGGCTTGCGTGGCTTGGCGCGACGTTTGGCGATGAAGTCGAGATCGGCGGCGTGCAGTTTGTAAAATTCGAGATAAGGGGGAAATAACATGTGTCATCCGGTGGCGTTGTTGGCCGCGCAAGTGGGCGCGCAACTTATGGGGCAGCGGGCGCAAACAAAGGCCAATATAAATATGTATCGGGCGCAAGAACAAGCGGCGCTAACGAATCAGAAAATGAGTGAACGCCGACAAGAACAGATTGCGGAAGAATACGGACGGGAAGAAGGCCGCATGCGGGATCGTATGCGCTTAATTGCCGGACAAAACGCGGCGGAAGGCGGCGCTGCCGGCTTGCAGTTGGGCGGGTCGTTAATGGACGTGTTGGGCGCGTCGTATGGTGGATATTTAGACGACAAGGCGGCTAACTTGCGGAATCAGCGAAACGACGTATACAACGAATTTGTACAGGGCTGGAATTACGGACAGGAAGCGAAACAAGCAAGGGCGGGCGCGGCCAATGCAAAAATGGCGGGACGTCGGGCAATGCTTGGCACGATTTTAGGCGGCGCCTTGCAGTATCGTGACCTGCGGTCAAACGTCGGGGCGGCCAATTATAGTAACGCGGCGCCTGATCCGACGGTGCGGCTTGGCGACGTTATGACAAACAATAATTACACGATATATAAGCAAGGCGGGAAATTCCATATTAATAACAAACATACGCCGTGGCTTGCGGGCAAATGGAGGTAAGCGATGAAACTTGAATCCTATACGCCGTCTGTGCGCGGAAACGTGCAACAGGCAAGAACAGGCGTTGCCGGTAACCTTGAAACGCGCGGAGGAAACGACGCAAGCTGGGGGCGGTTGGGTCAAGTGGCGGGCCTTGCCCTTGAAGCGCAGATCAAACGACAGGAAGATGATGACGCCTTGCGTGTCGCCAATGCGCAAAGTGAGTATATGCGCCGGACAAATGAGGTGCTGTACGGGGACGGCGGAATGGCGTACAGACAAGGGGAGAACGCGACGCGCACGCGGGAAGATTATCTGACGGCGGAAAAAGATATTCGCGCGCAGGTATTGAGCGAATCGGGAATCAAAACAAGACGCGGGCAGGAGTTGTTTCAGCAACACGTGGAAAAGTCCCTTGTATCGAGTGAGGCGACGATTTTAGGCTGGGAAGAAAAAGGGCGCAAACAATGGATTGCGGACACGGCCACAAACAAAATGGAAGCTACGCTTGCGGCGGCTATTAATACGGGCAACATACAAGCCGCCTATGAAGGGGTCGATCAGGGCTTGGCGTTACAGGCGCGTTATTTTGATGAAGCCGGTCGTCAAGCGGAACAACGCAAACGGTATACAGACGTAACGAACAGAATGGTCGGAACATTAATTAATGCGGGCGACTATACGAAGGCACTGACGGCAATTGAACACGCGCGCGAAACGGGGCTGGTGTCCGGTGACGTATTAGAAAAACTGGAAAGCGCCGCAAAGGAAAAGAAAGGCGTGTTGCAAGCAAAAGAAAACGCCGGCGATTATGCAACGTATTTTTCCAATCAGGGCAAAAGGATTTGGGAAGTCACGCGGGAACAGTTTTCCGCGGTGTTCCGTGAAAAGAACAAAGGACGCGGAGGCAGTCGCGCGGAAATTGTTGAGCGCTTTTTGGCGGCAATCGGCGGACAGGAAAGCGACGGCGACTATAACGCAGAGAACAACACAAACGCCGCGTCCGGTATTGTTGCCCGCGGCAAATATCAGATTATAGACGGTACATGGCAGACGTACGCGAAAAAAGCGGGGCTTGATGCAAACGCGCCGCGAACGCCGGAAAATCAAGAAAAAGTCGCGCGGGTAATGGCGGAAGAATATTACGATTTAACCGGCGGCGACACGGCGCAAATGGCCGCATGCTGGTATGTCGGCTCGCCGGTTACAGGCTGGTCGCAAGAGGCCCTAAACCGGCCGCAAATATCCGACGACGGAACGCCGCACCCGTCAATTCAAGAATACATGGATCAGGTACAGGCGCGTATGGGCGGCGGGCAATTAACGGAAGGCCAACTGTTTGAACAGGAGGAACGAGAATGGCGGGCGTTTCAAGCGCAAGCGGCGGAACAAGAACACACGTATCGGCAAGACTTGCAGCGTCAAAAAGACAGTATTGAAGATGCACTTGAAACAATGACGCCGGCTGAGCAATTACAATTTTTACAGGAACAAACGGCGGGCAATGAGGACTTAAAACGCGCCTATCGGTCAACTATTCGCGCACTAAAAGTAGACGGTGAAAAGATACACGATTCAGAAATGGAGGGTATAAAACAGCTAATCGCAACGCGCAAAATTCAAGATCAGGAAGATCTGACCGGCTTTTTTGAGCGCAGCGGCTTAAAACCGACGTATACGCAACTTAAGCAATTAAGCAATGAATTAACGGCGGCCAATGAGGGTACGGGCAAATATCGGTACACAAACGATGCCGCGGTAAAATCGGCAGTAAAAAAACTTGTCGGCAATAAACGCGGCGACTTTGACGCTATGTGGGCGGGCGCATCAATTGCCCTTAATAATGAGGCGGTAAAGTACCAACAAGAACATCAAGGACAAATGCCGCCGCCGGCTTGGCTGGAACAAACGGCCGCGCGGTTAATGGTCGATAACGTATCGTTCGCGCACCACCCGCAAACGCAAATCACGCGTGCGGAGTTGGGTACATACGGGTATTCTAACGCGCAAGAAGTAAGCAACGAACGGGGCGAAATATTTATTCGCTTGTATGCGCCGGACGGTGAATTTATAGACGTTGGCGCGGATCAGTTGCCGTATTGGCTTGATGGCGTTCGTTCCGGGGAGTACGGGCGTCTTGGATTTAACGGAGGTATGAATGGATAATCGAGAAGAACGGCAAAAACAGGCAGACGCGGCGTTTCGTTCGTCGGGATTCGGTATGCCGAAAATTGCGCCGTCTCCGATACAACAAGAGGCGGACGCGGCGGCTAGTTTAGTCAATGCGAAACCGGTCGAACAGGCGCCTACATTGTGGGAACAAGTGCGAGACAGCGAAATCGGGCGTTCCTATTTTTGGGGCAAAGAAGATTATTCACGCCGCGCAAAAGAAATTGCGGACCGTTTGCAAGTGTCCCCCGATGTCGTTTCCATTGCCGGCGAAGAAAGCTTGAAACGTTGGGAAAATACCTTTCAAACGCTGGAAATGGGCAAACGTGATGACGAATTTGCGCAGACGTGGAGCGACTGGAACGACATTTCGCAGACGGAACGGGCGATCCGTGTACATAATTATTCCGACGTTAAGCAAACAATGGGCGTCGTGGATAATGTTATGTCGGGTATTCGCCAAATGGACGCGCAAATTAAATTGTCCGCTATGGGCAATGAGCGCATGGAGTTAGAGGCAAAAGGTGCGAATACTGACGAATTAGACGCTAAAATTCAGAATCTACAAAAATATATCATGTCGCAGTCCGGTGATGGCGGTATCATTCATGACACGTCAAGCCAGTTATACATGATGGCCAATCAATCCGTTAATTCCGGCAAGGAAATCATGATCGGGTCTTTAATGGGCGCGGCAGCAGGTGCGGCGGCGGGCGGTGTCAGCGCAATTCCCGGCTTTATTACCGGCGCAGGTTTGGGGTATCGTGCGGGTCTGTTTAACCGTATGAACGAAATGGAACGCGGCTTGTCTTATCTTGAATATCGAAGCGGCGGGGAATACGGGAAGATGTCCGCAGAAACGGCGGCAAAGGCGGCCACGGCTGTTGGTATAACTAACGCGGCAATTGAATTTGCGTCGTTTGGCATGGGTCTCAGGGCGTTAAGCATGGGCGCGCGCAAGATTGCAGGACGGACGGCGGCGACGGGCGCGCAGTCGATTATCCGCAACGCGGCGCGTTCCATTGCGTCCGCGCGAAGTGTCGGCGAGGCGGGCAAGATTTTCGCAAAATCGGCGGGAATCGGCGTTGCGTCGGAAACAGCGGAAGAAGTCGCGCAACAGGCGGTGCAGGACGTTGCGTGGAACGTGGCGGCCGATCCTAGTGAAGGCACACGCAAGATGCCCGTTACGGAAATCATCAGTAACGCGGTTGATGCGGGTATCACGGCGGCGCCGACGATCTTGGGTATGTCGGTGGTATTGGGCATGGGCGCTAACGTTCGCTTTATATCAAAGGCGGCGCGCATGTTGCGGCCGGACTATGAAATTCAAAAGGAAATGGCCGTTCATACCGTCGGCGCGCAAATGTTGCGTGACCTTGAGGCGGACAAACAGACGAGCGCGCTATTCAAAAAAGATCCGGAATTATACACAAAATCGGTACAAGAGGCGGCAGACAAACAAGGTCTGGGCGCTTTTTTTGTTGATGCGAACGCGCTTATGGAAACAGAGGGCGGGCGCGACATCTTAAATCGTATGGTAAGCGGCAATGTCGTATCGGAACAAGCCTTGCAGACGGCAATTGAAACGGAAGGCCGCTTGGAAGTGCCGGTTGGCGTATATTTGCAGGAAGATTTTACGGAACAAGAACGGGCAGCGGTAGACAAGGCAAGCGCATGGACGCAAGACGGCACGACACAAGCGGAAATAGCGGCGCATTGGGAAAACATGGCCGCAAGCAAGTACGCGCAAGAATTGCAAGACGATATTGACAGAATGATAAACGCGACCGATCGCGTATTGTCTGATAAGTTTTCAGCGGCGGACGAGGCCGACAAAGAAACAATCCGGCAGGTGCTTGTGGCGAATCCGCTGGACTTGGGCGCAGCGCGCAAGACGGTACGCAAGGGAATTATAGACAATATCGAACAGGAATTTGCCGATCAACTTAATAGCATGCGTAAGGACTTGGCGGACGGCGCAATTGAACTTGTTCCGGGGCGTGATTCTGTTTACGATCAGGACAGAATGTTACGCATGTCAAGCAATCCGCAATGGTACAAAGATTTTTACGCGACGTATAAACGCAAGCCGCGCGCAGACGAATTTTATAGAATAATGCTTGACGAAGAAGAAAAAGAAGTGCAATATTTCCGGTCAAGCGGCGTAATCAAAAGCGAACAAGAATATGAGGACGCATTGCAACAGATTGAAAACGGGCGCAAAATGGTCGATGCGTTGAACACGATAGACGCCTACAAAGATACGTTTGACGAGTTGCAGAAAGAAAAAGCCGTGTCCTTGCGCATGTACTTATCTCCGGACGAAATGAAAGTGTACGACGATGTAAAAAAATATATGGATAACGTCGGCGGCGACGCGCAAGAAAGCGCGCATCAAGCGGCGTATTTGTGGGCAAAACGCGCGAAAGTGTTTACGCAAATGATGCACGACATGGGACATACGGACTTTGTCGCGACGGACTATCTTGACATGCACCCGCTTTTCACTATGAACGAATATACACCGGACGCGGCGGACAAAATGGCGGCGCAATTAATGCAGCGTAATGGCGGTATTGCTCCGCGGGAATACTTTCAAAACCGATACGGTGAGGGCGGTTATGACGGCAATTCAATGAGCAATCGCGCGCGCGCGGCGTATGACTTAGGCGAAAAGCCGATGAGCAAATGGACGAAAGACGAAATTATTGAGGCCGTTGAAGATTATCTTGATGAGACGGAAGCGGAAACGGCGATCAGCGTTGACGAAATAAAAGCATTGCCCGCGTGGCTATTGCGGCAAGAGTTTTTGACATATCGGAGTTGGCATCATACCGGCGCGTTTTATAACGCGACAGACTTTTACGGGCTTGATTTTAAGGCGTTAGATCTTCCGTTGGCGCACTATCAAGAGAAAATCGAAGAACACAAAAAGGAATTGGCGGCGACAAAAGGCGACAGAGAAAAGGAACGCCAACAAAGAGAAGCACGCCGAGAACGTCGGGAATTTGAAACGCGCATCAAAGAGTTACGCAAATATACCAAGTACAAAACAGATAAGGGCCTAATTGCGGCAGTAGACGACGGCCGTGTAACGCTGGAGGAACTGGAACAAAAAGAACAGGAAGAAAAGGCGAAAGGCTATCTTCGCTATACCGACTACAAGACGGAAAAGGCGCTAATAAAGGCGCTCCGCAATGGCGACATTACCATGGACAAGTTGGAAACATTGCGGGACGAAAAAGATCCGAAACGAATTGCCGCGCGTAAATTGGCAAAAGCGCAAGGCAAAAAAGAGTGGCTGGAGGTTGTGGCGAACGATCCGGCCTTGTTCCACTTGCTGCCCGAACAAGCGCGCAATGATAAAGACGTAGCATTGTTGGCCGTTCGCCGTTACGGACTTGGCGCACTTTCTGATGTCGGCGAAGCGTTAAAGAATGATCCGGACTTTATTGTTGGCGCGGTTTGCCGAAACGCTGGAGTGTTGTCGCAATTTGCGCCGGCGTTGTTGAAAAATAATTGTTCCCTCTTGCGCCGTGTTGTTGTAGAGGCGCCGCGGGCGGCTGGACAACTGCACAACATTTTGAGCGAAAAAGGGCGTCTTGAATTTATTACCGATGTAGCAAAAGACGCGCCGGCGGCGGTGGCGTCGTTCTTGTCGAAAGAACAGGGGCTTTCTCCGGAAGAAGTCGAACGCATTTTCCGATCTTCACCGAAAGCGGCGGAACTTATTGCCAATGACGATATTAACCACTACAAAAAAGACGCAAGAGGTTACATGGAACGGTATCAAGCTGTTGCGCGGGAATTTCTGAAAGCGGAATCACGCATTGAATATTTTCAAACGGCTTGGCACGGTTCTCCGCGTTCGTTTGATCGGTTTGACACAAACGCGGTCGGTACGGGTACGGGAAGAAAGGCACACGGTTGGGGCTTGTATTTTGCGCAAGAACAAGGCGCGGCAAAACAGTATCAAGATAAAGCGGCGCGACGTGTGGCAAAAAAAGCGGGAGAAAAGCCGTCCTCATCTGGTAGTTTGTTAAAAGTGGATATACCGGAGAATGAGGTTCTGCTGGACGAGGATAAGCCGCTTAATGAACAACCGGAAGCGGTGCGCAAGGCAATCGCCGCATATTATCAATCGCGGCCCGATTCGTACATAGCGGCAACGGCCGACGATCTTGGCGCGAATATCGGCGAATATTTTTTACATGATGTAGTGGCGCAGATGCAACGAGAAGGCGAAGAAGAACCAAAAAAGGCGGCGTCGTTGCTACTGCGTAAATTTGGCATTGAAGGTATTACGTATAAAGACAACAGAGACGGGCGTTGTTTTGTTATATTCAGCGATCAAGCCGTGCGCGTTCTGGAACGTAACGGACAAGCCGTCGGCGAAATGTATCAAGACGGCAAAGCGGAATCAGGCATTGAATATTTTCAAGCAGATGCGCAACGCGGTCAGGAATATTGGCAAGTTAATGAAGATGTAGATCCGAATGAAACCCTGCATGTGGTGGATATTACGAAAGCGGTGCAAGGGGGCGAGAAACTAAGTCGGAAACAATTAAAAGATGAGTTGCTTTCGACATTCCGCGGATTAAAGGGGTTAATCTTTGTTACTGCAGACGAAAATAAGGTTGTGTTAGATGCTAAGCGTGCTAGGCATGTTGCCTTTTCACCGGCACATTTGAATAAGACGGGGCGTCAAATAAAACACACTTTGCCGCACTGGATTTGGGACGTGATGGTTCATTCTCGCCGAATCGAAAGCGCAGAAAACCGTAAGAAATCTAAAAAACCGAAAGCGCAGAGATACCACCGATTTTATGGGGCAGTAAAAGCGGGAGAAAATATTTACCCCATTCGCTTGGTGGTAGAAGAGCGTAACGAAAAAGCTGTTATACAAGACGCAGAACTGCTTTTGTATGATGTTATTCCGGAAAGAGAAAAACGGCAGCAGTCTGGGCTCAGTGAGCATTATCCCACCTTAGTCCCAGCATCTGCTACCGTTTCTAAAGTTAAAATATCAGATTTACTGCGCGGTGTCAAGGACGCAGACGGAAAAGCTTACTACCAACAAAAACGACACGTTCGCGGCATGACGGCTTTGCGTGACGGCCGGCAAATGTTGTTCTTGTTCCGTAAGGACGCTAACTTTTCTACTTTCGTTCATGAATCGGGACACGTCTTTTTGGAAGATCTGCAACAAATGGCGGCACAGGAAAACGCGCCGGAGTGGCTGAAAAAGGACTGGCAAACGGTCAAAGAGTGGACAGGCTGGAAAGACGGGGCGGACAATCGGGCGGCACACGAAAAGTGGGCGCGCGGCTTTGAGGCCTATGTACGTGAAGGCAATGCGCCGTCGCGCGACTTAAAGGCCGTTTTTCGACGTTTTCGCCGATGGCTTGTGGGTATATATCAAAACTTGCTGGACTTGGGCGAAATCCCGCCGGAATCAATCCGCAATGTTATGGATAGAATGCTCGCAACACAGGAAGAGATTGACGCCTACACGGCGGAAAAAGCGCTGGACACGATGCAAGACGTGGACACGAAACTGGCGGCGCGTTTGGTGAAACTGAAAGCAAGAGCCGCGGAAACCGTCGAAAAGAAAGTGGAAGAAAAGATCCGCAAGGGCGTCGAGGAAATGCTGGAAGATGCAATTCAATCGTGGCGCACGGCGCGGACAGAAGAATTACAAAAAGAAGAAATATACAAGCATGAGGCGTTGGCAAAACAATTCGGCGAAGATGTCCTGAGTAAATACTATGCTGATGCGGCGGCGTTCAAAAAGGCGTTGGAAGACGCCGGCGGACCAATGGAAGAACGACTGAAACGCGAAGAACAGGAACAAAGAAAAGCATTCACCGATGAATTAATGAATCCGGAATCTATCCGCGCGCAAGTGGAAGAATACATGACGGGCGAATTGGGGCAAGCGGACCTGCTGGAGGCGGAAACAAGATATATTGCCCGTGAACGTAATAAGCTTGCGGGCGAATACATGAAACAATTGCGCAAGCTGGACAGCCGCCAACAGACAGACGAACAGACGGAGGCGGAACGACTTGCCGAGGTGCTTTCCTATTTGCGTTCTGAATTAAAAGAACATGAGGGCGCGCGGGAATCGGTAAAAGACGCGCAAAAACAACTGTCCAAAATGCGCCAACAGGAACGCGCGGCGGAACAGGAGCTGGAACGCGAACAGACGCTGGTCGCACGGTTAAAAGAAAGTCACGCGGAAGATGCGGAAGAACACGCGCAAAAACTTGTGGAAATGCGGCAGAAGTTGACCGACATACGCAAGGAAAACGCGGCGAAGGTGCAAGCAATTAAGAAAACGGCGCGGGAAGAAATCAACACGCGTCTGCAAGGTTTGCGGGACGTTCGCGACAGTACGCAGGGGCGTTTACGCCTGATTGAAGAACAAGCGGCGCAAACGTTACGACAAGCGCCTATCGGTGAATCGTTGACGTGGAAAACGTATCAACGGAAAATCGCCTATTACGGCACATTATCATCGAAAGCGCTGGTGCGCGGTGATTATGCACAAGCGGCGGAAATGAAAGAGCGGCAATTGTATCATGCGTATCTTGCCAAACACGCGGTAATGCAGGAACAACAGGTGGACAAAGATATTCGCCGGTTGCGTGAAAATCTTAAACGAATGACGCGGTCACAGCAGCCGATCCGCCTTGACACGCAAGCGCGGTATTTTGTGCATCATTTAATGTATCAGTTAGGACTGACGGGAACAGACGCGCAAGCGCCGATTGACGGCTTCGAGATGTCCTCGATTGAAGAATTATTGAATCCGGACATGGCGTTTGGTATGGGTGGCGATCCGGTTATTTCTCCGGCTTTGCGGGCAATGTTTGCAGCCGACGGACGAAACGAAAAGACGTGGCGGCAGATGCCCTTTGAAACGTGGGAAGAAACTGTTCAAGTGTTGCAAGCGGTTTACACGGCGGGGCGGCGCATGCATGACGGCTTGGCGATTGTCCGCAAGAACGGCGAACATGTGAGCATCGCCGACGCGGCGAATGAATTGGCCCTTAAACTTAAAAAGCGGTACGGGGAAGATAACAGAGATTTACGACAGATCCGTAACGACATGACGCGCGCGGACCGTATGGGTCAATTAGCGGGCGAATTGGTAACGCAACTCATCAAGCCGGAAATCATCATGAACCGGTTAGACGGTCGGGCGGTCGGGGTAAAGATTGATGATGACTCATTCCATCGCTTTATCTATGATCCGATAGCGCGCGCGGCGACACGTAAGCGCGAAATGACGGCCGATGCGAAACGAAATCTGAGCCGAATATTCGAGCGGCGCTATTCACGTAATGAGATGCGCACGATGCGCCAAGAACGAAAATATCAAGTCGGTAACCGAAAGGCGTACACGAAAGAAGAAATATTGACGGCGGCGCTGAATTGGGGCGCGGCGGAAAACAGAAAGCGTGTATTGCATACGTTTGGCGTTGATGAGGCGACAATGAGCGCCGCCTTTGGTGAAATTCTGACGGCAAAAGACTGGGACACCGTTGAAAAGATTTGGGAATTTATTGACGGCTATTATGAGGAGCGAAGCCGCGTTTTGGAACGGGAAACGGGCGTGCCGCTGGGCAAGGTGGAGGCCGTGCCGTTTACCATTAACGGCCGCAAGTTTGAGGGCGGTTACTATCCTATTGTGTACGATCCGCAATTGTCGCAAAAAGCGTCGGACATGGACGTGGCGAATGAATTAGCTAAACAGATGTCAAGTAATGCGGTATTTGGCGCCGGTTTAGGGGCGACGAAAAAGCGGCAAGCGGTGGTGAATCGTGAATTGTTGTTGTCGCTTGATGTATTGCCGCGCGCGGTCAATGAGGCAATATTGCACATTTCCATGAGGGAAGCCGTGCTTGACGTGGCGCATCTGCTGGACCATGCGGCGCTGGCTGAACCCTTGCAGAAAGTCATAGGGCAGTCGCAGTATCGAATGTTGCGCGAGTGGGTGCGCGACACGTGGCGGGAAGAACTGGTGCGCGAATCGAGCGCCGAACAGTTTGCCAACTTGTTGCGGCGTAATGCGACATTTTCCGTCATGGCGTATCGGACGACGACGGCACTTTTGAACATTTGTAACATTGACATGGTGCATCAGGCTTTGGGTCATCGGCGCACGTGGCTGGCGTTGCTTAAATTTATACGTCACCCGCAACGAATTACGCGAAAGGTCAAAGAAAAATCGAGCTTTATCGCGGAACGTGAAGAAAACCTTGACCGTGATTTGGCGCGGGACATGAAAGTATCCGGCAAAGAATTATCCTATGTCGGAACAAAAGGCGTAGTCGCAAAAGCGGCAGAGGGCGTATATTCTGCAAAAGAGGCGGTGGATCGTTTTGGATACTACTTAATTACAAAAACGGACTTAATGTTATCTTTGCCGACGTGGCAAGCCGTGTATGAAGATACGGTGCGCGCGGAAATGGAGCGCGGCGAATTGACGGCGGAACAGATTGACGCGGAGGCAATCGCAAAAGCAGATGAGGCGGTGCGGCGCATTTGGGGCAGTGGCGAAATTCAAGATCAAGCGAAAGTGCAAAAAGGCCGCATCATGAAATTCTTTACTCCGTTTTATACGTTTTTCTCCGTGGTCTTAAATGCGCAGATTGAAGCGGGGTACGCGTTCAAAGACACCGGCAATCCGGTGCCGCTTATGTCTACCGTGTTGTATTGGTTATTCTTGCAAACCTTGCGGGAAACGCTATTGCGCGGCGTAGTTGATGCGCTAACGGGTCGCGGCCCCGATGACGATGACGACAGGAAAGAATATTTTGGCAAAGAGTATTTGAAAAACTTTGTCGGCACGGCAACGGGCGGCATTCCGGGCGTGAATATCGCGGCGACGCTTACCATGAATACTATGCTCGGTGAATACTACCAAGGGCGCGGCAGTCAAGTGGTCGCGTTGCGCGTCATGGACGAATTGCAAGATTTGGCGTATGCCGTGGGGTCTGACAAGCGGGACTGGATTGACATTGGGCGGTCAACGTCGCGCGTCGGAAACAGGCTTGTCGGCTTTTCCGATACGTTGACGGACGGTTTCTGGACGCTGTTGCGCGTGACGTGTACGGAATCTGATGCGACGTGGGACGAAGCGGTGGCGGATATTATTTTCGACAGAAAGGCGAGGAAAGCGAAATGATCCAAGAAACAAAAACAAGCGTGGTATACGTGGGGGACGGCCGACAAAGGTCGTTCCCTTTTCCGTATCGGTACTATGACGCAAAAGACGTAGTCGGCTATGTGGAACACGAGGGCAAATGGAAACGAATTACGGGAAATTATGAATATCACGACGGCGAAAAATCGTATGAATATCCGACGACGGGCGCGCCGTTAGCTAAGGGCGTAAAGTTAAAACTTGCGCGGGAAACGAAACAATCGCAAGAATACGACTTCGCCGAAGAAACCGTGGAAAAGGCGCTGGATAAAATTACGATGATATTGCAAGAAATAAACCGTGACGGCCTTGTACAAGCCGGCGTCGGTGACTTTGACGGCGTTATACCGGCGGGGCGGCCGTTCGCGTTCCTGCAATATAACGCAGATGCAAGCGGCTTTGACGTTGTAGACTTGCCCGACTTTGCCGGCGAGAAAAAAACGTTATTGGCTATTCGTGCCGGTGCAGAATCAGCGGCGGATAGAGCGGAGGCGGCCGCCAAACGAGCGGGCGAACAAGTAGCGGCGGGGGCGGAAACGCTAAATAATTCACTTGCCACAATTGCCGGCGCGGTATCGGGCGGCGTCGCACACATTGAAACGCAGACGCGGCAAGCATTGAATGACGTAAACACGGCGGCGCAAACGGCGGAAGATAAAACAAAAAACGCAGTACAGGCAACACAAGACGCGGCCGCACAAGCGCAAAAAGAAATTGCAGCCGCACAGACGGCCGCCGAAAACGCGAAAAAAGAAATTACCGATATACAAACAGACGTTCAAAACAATTTGGCGCAAAAACAAAACGAATTTAACGCGCGGGCAAATGAAATTTTGGACAAGGTCGGAGAAATCGAAGGCGTCGTGCAACGCGGCGAAGATGCGGTTGCGTCATTACAGAAATATGACGGACTGGAGGCGGCGGTAAGACAGGCGAAAGCGGCCTATGATCAGTCTGTTTCTAGGCTTGAACGCTCCATGTCCGACGTTGTTAGCCGGACCGAAGAACTTACGCAAATAGAAACGGCGACAAAAGCCGACGCGCAAGCCGCAGAGAAAGCACGCACAGAAGCGCAAGCGGCCGCCGATACTGCAAACAATGCGGCGACAAAGTCCGGACAATCGGAAACGGCCGCCAAAAACGCACAGACGGCCGCAGAAAGCGCGCGCACGGAAGCGCAGACAGCGCAGACGGCCGCACAAGAAGCGCGCAAGAACGCGGAAACGGCCGCACAAACGGCAAGCGGCGCCGCCACAAGTGCGACACAGTCGGCAGGGGCGGCAAAAAGCGCACAAGATAACGCGCAAGCCGCAAGCGCGAAAGCACAGACGGCAAGCACGAAAGCAGAAACGGCTAACACGGAAGCGCAAAAGGCGAAAACGGTGGCCGAAAAAGCAAGCGTGAGCGCAGAGGCGGCGAACAGAGACACGCAGACAGCAAGCACGGCGGCACAGGACGCGGCCGCACAAGCGCAAGCCGCCAACAGAGAAGCGCAGAGTGCGAGCGCACTTGCGGCAAGCACTAAGACAGAATTGAACGCACTAGCAGAAAAAGCGCAAAAATCGGAAGGCGCGGCAAGTGCATCGGCAACACAGGCGAAACAATCAGAAAGCGCAGCCGCCACAAGCGCGGCGGAAGCAAAGAACGCGGCAAAACAGGCGGAACAAATTGCCGGCGGTGACTTTCTAACGACGGCAAAAGCGGAAACAATGTTTGCCGATAAAGACGACACGGCGACGGCGTTAAAAGGCAAGGCAAACGCGACAGACGTTTACACCAAAAAAGAATCCGACGGGAAATACTTACAAAAAACAGATAAGATTGACGCCTATACGAAAGCGGAAACAGATGCGACATTCGCAACAAAAACGGAAGCCGCCGAAACATTTGCCACAAAAGAAGAAACAAACACAAAAGCGAATGCGGCAGATGTTTACACAAAGACACAAGCAGACAAAAGATACTTACAAAAAACGGACAAAATCGACGCTTACACGAAAGCGGAAACAGACGCGACGTTTGCGACAAAAACGGAGGTGGGGACAAAGGCAAACACAACAGACGTCTATACGCGCAAACAGTCGGACGGTCGTTACACGCAATCAACATACGCGAATACAACATTCGCCACAAAAGCGCAGGTCAATGCAAAAGCGAACGCGGCCGACGTTTACACAAAGACGCAAGCAGATGCGAAATACCAATTAAAAGGCACGTATGCGAGCGTTGAATACGTAGACGGTCGTGTGGCTAATATCGTCAATAGCGCGCCGGAAACGCTTGACACTTTGCAAGAGTTGGCGCAAGCGTTGGGAAATGATCCGAACTTTGCCACTACCGTCGCAAATGAAATCGGAACAAAAGCCGACAGGGCGACAACAGAAAACGCGCTAAAGGGAAAAGCAAGCGCGGCGGACGTTTACACTAAAACGGAAATAACAAACAAGCTAAACGAAAAGGCAAGCAAACAAGACGTGGCAAGCAAAACGGCGATCACGTTAGTTGTGTGGGGGTGAATAGTCAATGGCAGAAAAAATCAGTACGCAAGCGGTTACTAATCTTATTATTAACAAGATGAATACAGCCGCCTATTTTGAGGAGAAAGACGCGGGGCGACTGAAAGACAATGAAGTGTATATTGTAGAGCCGGACAAACAAGGGGAAAGCGTTGATGCATTTTATCAGTGGTTAAAAGAGCGCAATTATGACATGGATAACTTCCGAGGCTTGGAAACGATTTTTCCGGTTATTACGTTACAGGCGGTTGACGTTGAAACAATAGAAGAAGGTGACACCGAGCTAGTAGGGACGGCGCCTCCTAACGTAAAAATTATGTACGGAGGAAAAACGACTGTGTCGGATAACGACGGCAATTGGATTCTAACCGGACTTGCCAGCTTAAAACAAGGCGAAATTACCATTCAATGGATTGATTACGCTGGGAGAACAAATAGCGCTAAGGTTGAACTTACAGTATGCTGTGTTCCCAAAGGAACAGAGGCCATTACCAAAGAAGTTGTGGCGCAATACAATCTTAACCGATCCGGATTGCTTAAGTTTCCTAAGAGCGTAAAAATAATAAAAGATTCGGCATTTAGTCAGTGTTCTAGGTTAAGTGAGGTTTCCTTTCCAGCGTGCACTACTGTCGAAGAGGCAGCGTTTTATCATTGTTCATCACTTACGAGCATATCTATGCCGCAATGTACAAGTATTGGCACTGGTTCTTTTTCCGGGTGCGGCAGCTTAGAAACGATTATTCTGTCGGAGAAATGGAAACCGACTGATAATGCGGTTATTACCAAAAGGGCAACCGTTTACAACCCAGATAAAACGAAAAAAGTCAACTGGAACACCATGTCGTGGGTCAATGTGTAATTTATCAGCACCTTTTGAGGGTGCTTTTTTAATGGGGCGAATTATGTTGAAAGAAATAAACGAAATTATTCATGGCGTGGCGGAGGCAATGACGCGGCTTGCCGACGCTTGGTGGGTGAAGTCGGCTTTTTCCGCTATTGGTGGCGCGGCCGTCTGCTTAATACAGATTAAACACATTCAAGTCTTGGGCGTGTTTATTTTGTTGGTACTGATTGACCTTACTACCAAGTGGAGCGCTATTACGTATCAGATGCTCATCGAGAAAGGCGCAAAGCCGGAAAACATATCCGGAGCGGACAAGTGGCTGGCAATCCCTGTTGCGTTTGCTGAAAAGCGAATCACGTCGCGTTTTTGTCGAAAGGGCTTTATTTACAAAGTCATAACCTACACAATAGCAACGGCGGCGGGCTTCTGTTGGGACTTTATGACCGGAGCAGGGTTCGCCGTTAATCTCGTGTGGTTGTATCTCGGCGCATCTGAATTTTTATCCATTTTGGAAAACATGCGCGACGGCGGCAATGTGGCAATGGGTCATTTTCTTGACTTGGTCAAGGATAAAATCGAGAAAAGAGTAAAATTATGATTATTGAAAAAATTCTCGACTTGTCCGCCTTTGATCCGCATATCATGCGCGGGCGCGGTTACGTGGATAAAATTACTCTACATTGGACGGCCGGAACGTATTACGATGTGGACCACTCCGCCTATCATGTTGTGATTGACGGGTCGGGGCAGATTTACATTACTTGTAATTTTGACGAACGCGGCGCGCATACTTGGCGGCGCAATACCGGCAATTTAGGTATTGCAATAGCTTGTTGTTACGGTTTGGGCGACGTATGGGCAGACGGGACTGTAACGAATTGGGGCGACTATCCACCGACGGACAAACAAGTGGAGGCAATGGCGCGTGTAGTTGCGTATTTAGCCGTTGGCTTAGGCGTGCAAACGGCGGACATACACGACCACCATTATTGGGCGGAGGTTGACGGGTACGGAAGCGAACGCGTTGACATGATGTCACTACCACAAGAGGCGGGAAAAAGCGGCAGGGACATAATCGTCGGAAAAGCGGTATGGTACGCGCAACAATGGGGCGTATTGTTAAAGTAACGCATGTATTTATACCTAAAAACAAAAACAGCGCCGATTTGGGCGGTTTTTCGTTGATTTGGATATAAATACGACGGTTGTGGCGGTTGTGGTGGCTTGTTTATATCCTGATCTATATATAGTATGTGAAATTTATTCACGTACTACATGAAGGGGTGAGAACGATTGCAAAGAAAAAGATTGTTATATATTTACTTGCCGCTTTTGTTGGCGGCTTTTTTATTTGGTGGATTTTCGGTGAAAGCGGCGCCGGTGACATTGACGGCGGAGGAATGGCAGACACTAACATCAGAATTGAGCGCGCTCGAGATGAGAACGAACGAGCGGCAACAATTAATAAACGAATTGAAAGCAGCGTCGGGCGGCTTGAACAAGAGCAACAACAACTTGAAAGCGGAGTTGGAACGGTTGAAGATGTTGCAGATCGAGCAGCGGCGGTCCTTGATGCAGACAGAAACAGCATTGAAAGAATCAGAGCAGTCGTTAATTCAGTGGAAAAAAGAAGAGCTGAAAAAGCGAACGAGCCTTGAGTATAAAAAGCGGGCGTGGCAGATTATTGCCGTAGCCGCGGTAATTGCGGCGGCGGTTAAATAA